CTTCGACTTCACTCCACGTTCATGTAGAGCAGTCATCACTTGGGACCATCGAAGTGTGGTTCCCTGTATGTCTGTGACCGCAATGAACGATTTGTATGCACCACGACCGGTTATCGTATCCTTACACCTACGGCCAGCTGAGAGGTACATTAAGTACTTCGCCCAGTGGCGTTCGGGATAAAGGGATACCGGCTCTGGACTCTTGTCACACCACTCAAACCCTAGATGCAGAGATGCACCATTAGGCTCTTGTTGGACATTATGACAAAAAGTCTTCCAGTTCCTCCAAGCGGATTTCGACCATTTTAAGCCGGAATTGGCTCCTAACCCATTAGTATGAGGTAGGATGGTCTGATCCAACTGTGGAGGACCCGTGGTATTCTGCCGGTGTTGCCAATAGAGGGGGTCTGAAATGACTTTTACTCCGGGCTTCAAGGCCCGAGGCAACAACTCTGTCAGACTCACTAAAAGCTCCGAAAAACTGGGGTAGATGAGCGACAGTCGAACAACCTTATTAAAGGTTGTTATAACTTCTCCCATACTTCCTGGGTACTTAAAGTCGTAAGACTCTACGTATCCGTGTCCATCAATATAGTGGGCACCACAACTTTCACGGTAATTGTCATTAATGTGTGTTTTTTTCATGTTAACGACAAATCCAGAACGTTGTAAGTCGGATACCACCTGGTCTGCAACAGTGTTAGGGACAATAATATCGTCCCCGAACACGCTGCAGTTATCAGTGTGAGCAAGACAAAGCGAATATAGGATTAGGCTCATCAATTCGAAGGTGAAACCATTACCCATACTAGATACCTTTTCGAGAACATAGAAATTCTTGTCCTAGTCGAGGCCCAAGGTCATTGCTGACCGAGATTGTTCAATTAACTTGAATATCCGGTAGGGTAGTAGATACTTCACCAGCGAAAGATGGATGCTATCACTAGCATTTTTTAGATCTATTGTAGCGAAATTTTCATCGCTAATCAATAATCGATGCTTTAACGCAACGGTTTGAAGATCTAATCCATGATGTTTTAAACAATCACGGATGCCGAGGCCTATACGGCGCTGAGTCAGAATATTTGCTAATGGCTCAATACAAATAGCTCTATCAACATCCCGATTCTTAGGGACGGTAGAGAATCTATTTCCTTGAGTAAGCGTAGTTATCTGGAATAACTTAAAACAAAAGATCTTGTATGCGAAATCAGGTTCCTTACGGTACCTTATCCACAATTCTCGATCTCTAAGCCTTCCATCAACTTTGCTAGTTTGCAAATGCAGAGCATAACGTTTCTTCATTGCAACTTTGAGACCTCTATGGTAATAAACAGTTTTACACCATAGATCAAAGTTGTCATATGTGCAAGTCCATGTGCTGCGTTTCAGCTTCGACTCGATAGAGTTAAAGCCTTTCGTAGCAATAAACTCGCT